CTTCGGCCTTCGATGATTCGGCTTTCCCAGTCTGGGCAAGAAGTGCAGTACGCGGGAGCGCCCATTAGTTAGGCACCGCTTTCAGTGGTGGCCGGCGGCTCCCGTAAGCGTTCCCCTGTTGCGCCGCGGCTTTGGCACCGTCAGCTTTGGTTTCCTTCTTCCCCTTCTCGCCGATCTTGGCGTGCTGGAATGGCAACAGGGTTTTCGCCGCTTCGATTCGCCGGCCAAGTGGCATCTTAGGATGAGCGACCACGGCTTCGAGGAATTCGATCGAGTCGGTAGTTTCCGGCAAAGGCTTACCTAGATCCTCTTCGGTAGGCTCAGGTTCTTCCGCCTGGCTGTTCTGCGGCGAAGGCGTTTTGACGGACAGGGGTGCACCGGGGGTGGAGAAGCCGATAGCTTCCAGTGCTGCGACCACGTTGGGGTGTTTACGCATACGTGCGCCAGCGTTGCGGGCGGTCTTCTCACTAAGTCCCGCGGCGATCGCGGCTTCCTTCGGCGTGGCGCCACGCACGGTGGCTTCCACAAATTTGCGCTGGGCTTCGTTGAGCATTGTTACACCTCGTGTTTCAGTTGTTCGCAGCGTAACACGGAGAACAGAAGGCCTCTAGGGGAATTAAATCTCTAAAAGGGGTCGGCGCGATCAGGAGGGGTGCGGTATCCGCAGATTATGCATATCCCCCCGGTGGCTCTATCTCGCGGCTTTCAGCCCGTCCTGAACCCGCAAATCGCGCGCATTAAAAAGCCCGATCAAGTCGGGCCTTAGGTGGAGGGTTATTCATCTTTAATTCGCTTGAACACCGCGAGATAGAGCGGTTCAAGGGTGGTGGGTAGGATGGGCCTAGCCTCGTCTTGCCTCGCCTATTCCCGCATCTGCTGCGGTCTTGGCCGAGTGACAAGGTCCGCAAAGCGACTGCCAGTTCGACTGCGCCCAGAACAGCTTTGGGTCACCACGGTGATCGATGATGTGGTCTACCGCGTTGGCCGCTGTCACGCGGCCTTGGGCTTCGCACATCACGCAGAGGGGGTGGGCTTCGAGGAACTTCAAGCGGTAGCGCTGCCACTTGCCGCCATAGCCGCGCTGTGCCGTGGTCAGACCCTCACGCCACGCATCAGGGTTCAGCATCTTGACCGCCTGCGTATCAGCTACGGCTGTGCGAGTAGGCTGCATGCGGACGCGGGGCTTAGCCATATCAGCGACCCTTAGACCGGATGCCGTAGTACTTAGCCACGGCACCTTGGATCTGCCCTGAGCGATCCGAGGAAAGGGATACGCGCTCGTGTGGGTCTAGCGGAAACGTCATGTCCTTCGGTGGAGAGCACGGCTCATCTTCCCCATGGCTATACGCTGGTCGGCTATTCAGCGATGAGGGACGCGCGTTAAGCGCCTGCGGCGCGATATCAGCGACGTTCGCATCGCCAAGCTGTGGTGGTTCGCCTTGGGCCACTAAACGCTCCAGAGCGACGCATATGCGCTCCAGCAGCGCCTCAGACCCCATCTTGAGGTCTACGTCTACTCCGAACGGCAGAACCATCGGTTCAACCCCTAGAGCTTCCGCTGTCGGGGTGATCTGCTGAGTCAGCTCCGCGAGTACTTCGTCCGACGCGTAACTGCTCAGCTTCAGTACCAACAAACCTTTGGATTGTTCAGCCACGGTTGAGTGCTCCCATTTCGCCCATCTCGTTCAGGTACACCGTAAGTTCGATCTTAGCTGTCCAAACTCCTTGCGGTTGCGCCTCAACCTGGATGCCAGTAATGCCCTCCAGCTCGGCGCCATTACTCAGCATCACCCTCGTTCCTCTCGTCGGCTGAGGGAGCGGGCCGTTCGGGTTTTTCCCCGGCAGGATCTTTACTACGGAGCATTTCGTTGAATCGTTCATTGGCTAAGTCCATCCACTTTTTGAGTTTTGCCCTTCGTAGGGCGCAGCCTGCACATGGCATTCGGTTGTCTCCGCTGAGTGGTGATCAGCCTAGCGCCAAATGTGAGGTTCGACCAGTGACCAGCTATCAGCGAAACGGCCAGGGGTCTGGTTCAAGCTAAACGCGCAAAAGCTGCGTGTTCTATTCAATCTGCAAAAATTGCAGGTTTAAGCGTTTTCCTTTCCTTTTTACCGCATATCCCTTCGATCCATCTTCCATCTCTATAGAGAGATGGAATGGAATGGATCGTAATCGGGCTAATATCCATTTGATCCATTCCATTCCTTTTAGCCAAATGGATCAAATGGATCGACATTTCTGCAATTATTGCGTGTTCGAGTCATCGGGAAGCGTCACGAAGTCACCGTCGACGATCAGCATATCCTTCTCGGCGAGGGTCTTAATGCACCTCCTAACGTCCCTGGCACGGTTGTCGGTCTTCGAAGTTTCGGACATTGGCATGTCGGCTACGGCCACTGCGATCAGCTCCGAAATCGCCACCCTGGACGAGGGGTCGAAGCTGCACAGGTTATTCAGCGCCAGCAGAACGGCTCTCTCATTCTTGTGGAGCGCACCCTTTTTCTTGGCCTTTACACCCTTCGAATTCGTGTACTCGACGACGCAGCTAGTCACATCGTCGCCGTCCTCATCCTGACGCAGCACGACGGTATTCAGCTTGAAGCCGAACTCCTGGCCGTCTTGCCCATCCTTAAGCTTCGTTACGCTCACGCTGCGGACTTCCTGAGCACGGTTTACCTCAAGCTCAACGTCTGCCGCAGCACGAAGGCCGGACCAGCCGCGGGCACCCTTACTGGCGTCTTTACCGCTGTGGTGGACGAGAAGCACCATAGCGCCGCTCATTTGCCCGATAAGACGGCAATGCGCCAGCGCGTTACCCATATCTTGCCCGCTGTTTTCGTTGGCGCCAGCCGTAACCTGGGCGAACGTATCCATTACGATGAGGTCGTAAGGCTGCTGGAGACGAATGTCAGCGATTAGCTCGCGCACGATGTCAGCGTTAAGCAGGTTTGGTACTCGATCGGTGATGTAATCGAGGTCGTCAAGGTCAGAATGCTTAATGCCTTGGTGCTCGACATAGGCGTGACCACGGTTGACGAAGCCGGCTTGGCCTTCCGCTACTATATAAAGGACGCGGCCTTTAGTGATCCGTTTGCCGTTCCACTCTTCGCCACGAACGATGGCTGCGCACATGTCGTAGGTAAGGAACGATTTCCCTGAACCTGATTCACCGAAGATGATCCCGACCGTAGCCCGGGGCAGGAAGTCTTTCACGATCCAAGAAACCGTGCGGACCTCCTGCATAAAGTCGGTGTGCTTCCGTATCTTGAAGGTACCGGTTTTGATCTGCTTTTTAGGCTCCGGGCCTAATTCTTCAAAATCATCTGCACTCGCTACGTCCAGGCCAGTTTGTCCGCCAGAATCGCGGATCATCTGCAGCACGGTGCCCATGGTCTTGTAGTCAGCGGTCTGGTTCTGCCCAAATGAGCGCCAGCGCTCCATGCTGTATTCGGTGTTGGTGTACTTCGGAGAGAGCGACGACCATTCGTCCCATACGTCGAAGCCTTCACCCTCTGTCTCGTGGTGTACGGCCATGCCAACAGCTACCCAGTCGTCATAGCAAAGCTGATCAGGCAGTTTTTTAAGCAGATCGCCGATTTGCTCCGGAGAGAAGCCCATGGTCGGCTTACCTGCGCCAACGCATTCAGCCCTGACGCGATCAATGCGTTTGAATCGGGTTGCGCAGAACGCCTTAACTTCCCCGGTGAGTTGGGCGACGGTATTGTCGAAGCCTGTCATCTCGCACAGGTCAGTCACATTCCCAGTGAAAGTCACGAAGCCTTTCGCGTGAAACGTCTCGAAACCGAACGATCCGTCGGCGGGCGTACTGTCCTTGCTGTCGGGGCAATCACCCAGCATAAACGCGCGTACGCCAGTGCCTGAGGGGCTGTATTCGGTGTAAGTCCCTGCGGTCAGTTCCTCGACCCGTGGATCGATAACGCCGTCCTTGACGCAGTTATCGAAGTCTAAGGCAGTTATCCCGAACTCGGGCATCAATGCCAGGCCGATACCGGAGAAGTCTTGCTTCTCGGCGAATGCGCGCGCTTCTTCGAAGGTGCCTAGGAACTGCCTGTCTTCCACCGACCCATGGGTCTTGTTACGCACCGAGCCGGACAGGTAGTAAGGCATCTTGAGCGCTTTAGGCCGATCGGGACGGCGCACCCACCGCCACACCAGCCACCCTTTCAGATCCCGTAAAGCTTCAGGAGCTTTCAGGTTCTCGAATTTCTTAGCCATCTTTGCGGCTCCCACGGCGTCACGCTTCGTCGGAGAATTTAGGCTCAGCCAGAGCTGCAGCGTACTTAGGGTTCATCAGCTCAGTACGGGGAATCCCGTAAAGAGCTTCGATCTCCGTCACACGCGCCAACGGAACGTAACCCTGGCCGGACCACTGCTGTACCGCCTGGTAGGTGACACCCAAGACCCGGGCTAGCTGCGAGAAGCCTCCGGCCTTTACCACGGCGTGCAGAATGCCGCTGTATTTCTTCGCCGCCATAACGGCGTTGATCAGACCGCCTGGAGCGCCGTCTTTGATCATCTGTTCGGTCAGTTTCTTGAGTCTCTTGTCCATCAGTTCTTACCTTCGTCATTAGCCATTCGAGCGGCGAGCATTTCGTCTGCCATTTCATAAGCGGATTTCGCGATTTGCGCCATGAGATCTCGCTCGTTTAGATACCTGTCTGATTGTTCCCATGCGATCGGCGCAATGGCGACCATAGCCTGCTTTGCGAATTCGTCTCTCAAGGATTCTTCTTTAGCTGTGAGCATCTGCCATACCTCGATTTGTGGTGCCGCCATGCTACAACAGTTGCGAAAGGACATGCAAGCTTGTATAAAGTTGCGACACGGCCCAAGGTGCGCCCGGAGGAAATGAAGGTAAGCCGACAACCGGTAAAAATAACACTAGACACCACAAGCGAATGCTTGTAATCTAGCTACATCAGAAACGCAAACCAACAGATGGAGCTAGACATGTCAACTACAGTAGCAATCAGCGCAGCAGCCATGGCGTCTTCAGGCGCAGCAAACTCCGCAGCGCAGGCTGCGAAAAAGAATTCATGCTCGGCATTCGAGCTGTCGTACAGGCCCGACTTAGCAACGGTAGGTCAAAAGCAGCAATACGCAGAGTGCATAGAGCTTCTTTATCCGCAGCCTTCGGCGCCCCTGGCCGGTGCAGAGATTATCGTCGCCAAGATCGCTATCGTTATTCTCCTAATAGCCTTTGTGGTAGGAGCGGTAAAAGGGTGGCGCGAAGGTTATGGCACGAGTGATCGCATCGTCGGGGCTGTTCTTACAGGTTTAATGGGTTGGGTTTGCGTGGCGGTGGTAGCGCTTATCCTCGGCCTCGCCATAGCCGGAACAGCATACCTGTTCAGTTAAATAAGGAGATCCAACCATGGGCAAATTGGTACTCACCCGGCGCGCCGGAGAAAGTGTCATCGTGCGAGAAGCGAACGGCGATGAATGGGTTTTGACGGTACATCCGCACCACCTACGTTTTAATCCGTCCCGCGTCTACCTCGATATCCTAAACCTAAGCGGCGAGGAAATCGCAAAGACTCTCCGTACCAACGAATCTATTTCGTTTGCCGGGGGTTCGGTCGAACTGCGTCCCGCGCGCTGCCCAAGCCAGGCGATTCTGGCGTTCGACTTCCCGCGGGATGTGACGATCCTCAGGACGGAGATAGCGTGATGGAAAAATTCAAAGACCATAAAGCGAACGGAAGCCGCCGACCGAAAGGAGTTGAGGCCGGGCACCGAGTACACGTAAAGGGTGGCGGATACGAGCTTATCCAATTCGCGGATCGAGTCGACTGGCGTAACGTCAGCCAGTGGAAATTCACTGACCTTCCGGTTAACCCGATCGTTGATTACGGCCTCTGCGATGGGGTATGCGACGAATGACTCCTGAGAATTATGAGAAGGCCATCCGAGAGATAGAAAAGGATCTCAAGTGGACCCGAGAGGAAGCTAACGACTGCGGATGCAATTACCGCGAAGAGCCGTGCGACCGTTGTCTATCGCTCGGTTGGCGAATCGGCGGCCTAGACGCGGTAGAGCATAAGTACCCTTAACTAAGCCTGAGCCGGCCCGTTAACGCGGTCGGCGTACCTCAAGCCTGCAAGAATTGACTAGGAGAAATACCATGTGTGATTGCTATTCGACAGTTAAAGCGAAACTGGCCGAGCACTTCCAAAGCAAGCTTCCAGAAGGCGCTATCGACTTTGAACTAGAGCTGCAGGGCTACGTTTTCGGCCTTTCCGATGACGGCGTAACCCATCGCGCAGCAAACAACGCCGTAGCGCGCTACCGCGCTCCTAAGAAAGCCGGAGGGATGAAAAAGGTGACACAAAGTACCTTCGTACGCGCTACGTTCTGCCCATTCTGTGGTGTGAAGTACGAATGACACTCCTATGCCCCAAGTGCCATAACCCACATGTGATCCGCATGAGCAGCCTTCGCATTATCCACTGCTCGGACTGCGGTACTGAATCACCCTGGCCGCTGAAGGACGGTCAGAAACCGATTGTGAATACGAACAGAGGAGATCGGAAGAAATGAATGAGGGAACAGCCCTAGCAGCCCTGCATGTCCATTTCTTAGCTTGGGCGTGGTTTCCGTACAGCGCACGCAGGCCACCAGCCCAGAGAGCATACCTGAAGTCTCTAGCGCGAGCGCTTATCAAGCATGACCGGATCCTGCTTTCGGACCCTAGAAACACATGACCGTCTATCGGAACCACTAGCAATCACAAGCAAAGCGTTGTATAATTCGCTCACACCAAACACAGGAGATTGCGAGATGACTTTGTACCAGAGAGCCAAATGGGCACAGCGAGGTCACATGAGATCGGCGCGTTTGAGCAAGAAGCAAGGATCTCCGCAGCGCCGGCACTACGTTGAGCGCGCTTTGTTCTACCGTGCCCTAGCTAAGTGCTACCAGCGTTAAAAACACAAACACAGGAGGTTGCGGTATGGCCGAATTAGTATCGAAGTGGATAGCGTCGAACGGGAAGATGTTCGATGCCGAGCAAGACGCGGTTTATGAAGAGCAGGTAATCCAGCTTGCCGAGTTCATCGAGGAAAACGGTTACGAATATTGTGACCTTAATTCGGAAGTGATCGCTCGCGCGCTGATGAAGGCATACAAGGTAGAGAAGCTGTGAACCGCTTCAAGACTAACCAAACCGTGCGGATCAACGACACGCAAAGCGAGTACCACAAATGTCTCGCCAAGGTCGTGAAGGTCGGCACCCGTAGCTACGACGTGGCCGTAGGCAAGTTGACCATGCGCGTCGTCCCAGAACAACTTTTAGGAGTGCGCAAGCCGTGAAAATCGTCAGAGGTGATAGCTCCTGGGTAAGGTTTGAACTACGCGAGTTCATTCGGACTAATCACGAGACACAGAAATCATTCGCGGCTTCTGCGGGTGTAAGCGGCGCTTTCGTATCCGCTGTGTTGAAAGGCAAAAAGGAAATTCCACTCGCTTGGCTCGAAAAGCTAGGCATCCATCGAGTAGTAGAAACCTACTACATGAGGGCTGAAAAATGATCCGTCAATCCGCTAACCGCCCATGGCAACCGGATTGCTACATCCTCTTGTCGGGCATCGTTTGCTCGCCGGAGCATGTGCGCAAGGTACTCAGCCAGGAAGAAGCCCGCGCCGCGCGTGAGGCCACCACAGCCATCTACAGGATGATGAAATCATGAACGTACAAGACCGTTACGAATGGCTCTGCAACGCCGATATCGAAGCGTCCAAGCGTTTCTACGAATCGGTTTACCGCGGTTGTCTTAACCCTTTGGACCGGCTGAAACGTGCTTTCACTCATAAGTGCAACGGCGCACGGAGGTTTCAATGATCCGGCGCGCCCAAGCTGAAGCGCTACTCAAACTGGCCGAGGCGCTGGAGGAGTGCGAGCGGAACGGTCTTACCTTTGGCTCTTGGCACGGTAATCCGATCATCTGTCAAGACGAAGCGTGCATCGCGCTTATGGAGAAGCTAAACGGCGTAGAGCTGCGCATGGCTATTACCAAGCTGTATCCAAAATCGGAGGAAGCAGAATGATCACCGACCACACAATCGACGAAGCGCTGATCGAGATCATGCGCACCAAGAAAGCGCTTGAAGCGCTGCGGACCAAGCGTAAAGAAGCTGAGCTGCGCGAAGACGTTAAGCGTCGTCATAACGACCATTGGGTCCTCGACCGGCACTGCATAAAAGAGCACGCCGCCGCTAAGCGTGCCTCGATGGATTTAACCCGCAGTCTCGCCAAGTTGAGGGAGGGGAAATGAACCCACGCCATCCTATCCAGCCGCTCGTATATGTCGACGGAGTACAGCGGTTCAAGCAAAACGCGATCGTCGCTTACCTGCTCGACAATGGCGGAATCGACATGAATCACTTGGCGCGCAAAGACTTCAGCGTCGAGGATCGAGAGCAGTTCGCCCAGCTCATTGGCTACAGCTTTTCGGGCTACGCCTCGCTCAGCTACGTAACCGACGCGACTTACGCCGCCGCGCAGGAAGTAACCAGCAACCCGGAGATCCAAGCGTTGCAAGCGAGGGTCGACCATCTCGAAGGCGTCTTGAGAACCTTGCGCGACGGGCTTAAAGAACCCCTGGCTGCACTGTACGAGAAGCATCCAGACGACTTCGAATACCGTGCGTAAGTTCCCCTGCCGATGCCGGTCATGCAGAGCCAGGCGAACCCTGGCCAAGCATCCCGAAGCGTACATCCGCGAACCGCGGTGTGCGTGCGGCGGCAGCTACAGAGTTGATAACTACCGCCTGAAGTCCGAGCACAAGCGAGCCGGCTGCACCTGCAGCGGCTTTCCGTGGGACAACGGGCGGCATCGTAAAGGCAGCGCCAGCATCGAGAATGGCTGGTACTGCGTATTTTGGAGAGGGTATGAAAATATTGAACTGGTTGAAGAGCGTGATAACTCTTCCGAAGCGTTTTGCTGAACTCCAGCGCCAGCATGACGACCGCTTGATGCTGAATCGCCGTCTGAGTGCAGAGAACCGCGAGCTGAAAACTCGCCTGACCCGAAAAGGCAAACCCAAGACCGAACACGGGATGCAACGTCAGCTTAAGCAGCAAGGCGATGCCCACTCGCTGCAAAAGGCTAAGCAGCACGTCGCTTTGATGCGCCGCGAAGTGTTGATTCGCCGGTTGGCGTTGCTGATCGACGCCGACCAGTATTTCGCCATTTCCGACGAAGTGGAAGCCATGAGCGATGTTGAAGTGCTCGGCTACAAAAAGCCGAAACTCGTAGCCCGAAACATTCAATCCTAAGGGGTATGACGATGCAAAAGAGTCAGGTTCTCGAATTGGCCGAATGGCTATGTGGCGACGATACCGGCATTTCGTCGGAGACGATTGTCAAAGTGGTTTTGGGCTTTAACGCCGGTAAGTGGGATTTCGCCGCACCTAGAGACCCATCGGATTTCGGTCGGTGTTACAGGCTTGTGAAGCGCTTCCCGTACCTGCGCAAAAGCTTCGGTAAAGTCGGCAAAGCGTGCCCTGAGTTTGTACCAATCCTGAAAAACTGGGACGAGCTGTGCTGTATGTTTGAGGCTGAAGAGCCTAAAGGCCGAGCGCCTCTGATGTACGCCCGAATGAAAGAACTGCGCGGCGAGCAGTAAACCTACAAGCAATAGCAATTAATCCACTTGACATCCCTTGTGCTGCGCTCTACGATTCGCAGCACGCCCAACCAAAAGGAATCCGCAACATGTCGATTGAAGCCCTGATTCGTGAACAGATCGAAGCCCTGAAAGCCAACACTGCCGCGGTGCTGCTACTGGAAGCCTCGCTTGTAGGCCGAGCAGGTGGTAACAGCAAGCCGGCCAAGGAAGAAAAGCCGAAGGCTGGTGAAAAAGCTGAGAAGGCTGCGGAAGCAGCTTCCGCCAAGGAAGCTCAGCAAGCCATTGATCGAGAGCAGGATGAGACCTCGGACGCCGAAGCCACTGTAGAAGAGCCAGCTACCGAAGAACAGTCCCTCACCTACGCCAACCTGCGTGACCTCGTTCTGCTGCTCGCAAAGTCCGGCAAGCGCGAAGAGATCAAGTCGACCTTCGGCAAGCACGGCATTGAGAGCGGCAAAGACTTGCTCGAAAAGCCCGACGATCCGGCCACGGTCAAGGACTTCAAGAAACTGGCGGAAGTCTACGCCGACATGAAAAAGCTGGAGGGCTGAGCCATGGCCGGCCACGCTTTTAACGCGCCAAGCGCCATGCAAGCTTCGATGCGCTGTAACTTGAAGCCTTGGCGGGAGAAAGATTTCCCCGAGTCTTCTAACGATTCCGCGGATGAAGGCACCGCCGCTCACTTCCTGCAGGAGCAGTGCATCGAGAAAGGGGTAGAAGCCGCTCACTTCCACGGCACGCGAATCAAGGTCGAGAACGGTCATGCTGAGTTCCACCAAGGCGGCAAGTGGCCGGTTGGTCCTGACTTCACCCGCGAAGTCCAGAAGTCTCTCGATGTGATTTACGCCTTGGCGGATGGCGCAACGGTTTACCCGGAGCAGAAGCTTTCGATGAGTTTCATCACGGGTGAGTACCGCGTAAAGGCGACTGGCGCTGTCTGCTACCTGCACGAAACCGGCGCTTACGTCGACGCTCTAACCGGCCAGGTTTACGCCGAAACGGAAGTCGAAGAAGTAACCGGCACCAGCGACGTGATTATCGTTAAGGGTAAGAAACTTATCGCCGCCGATTTAAAATTTGGCCGTGGCGTTCAGGTCGATGCTGTTGGGCTTGAGCAGTTGCTGATGTATGGCGCTGCTGCAGTGCGCGAATTCGACATGATGGGCGAGATTGAGGAGATCGAGCTTCACATTCTGCAGTCGCGCCTGAATCACTTCGATGTATGGAAGCTCAGCGTTGCAGAAATGAACGAGCGCATCGAAGAGATCCGCCAAACATCGAAGCGAATCTTGGCAGGCCCCGAAGGTTTGACCGCTGTTCCAGGCGAAAAGCAATGCCGCTTCTGCAAAGCCTCGGCCACCTGCAAAGAGCGAACCGAGCACACCATGGAGCTTATCGTGGGCGAATTCGTGGATTTAGAAAAAGGGTTCGTGAAAGTCGAAATGCCGCAGGCCGAGAAGCTGCTTGCGCAGAGCTTCGGCGTGAAGCCGGCGGCATTGACTTACCACGAGCAGACCGAAAGCGGGCACGATGGATTACCGTGCGACGCGCACTTTACAGTCAAGAAACCAAGCATTCGTCCATCGCTGGAAGCGGCGACCGAAGCGGTAGCCACTGCTGACGATGAGCGCTTGGCGACGCTGATGGACGCCGCCGACATGATCGAAGGCTTTGCCAAAGCGGTACGTGCGGAGACCGAACGACGACTCCTGGCCGGAACGTTCACAGATGCTCGCTATAAGCTGGTCGAAGGCCGGCAAGGTGCTCGGGCTTGGGTCGACGAAGAGCAGGCCGAGGCCGCACTGAAGGCGATGCGCTTGAAGTCGGATGAGATGTACGACCGCAAGGTCATCAGTCCGACCGGTGCGGAGAAGCTGCTAGGCGAAGCGAACAAGCGCAAGTGGGCGAAGCTGCAGCACCTGATCACCCGCAGCGATGGCAAGCCATCGGTGGCGCCAGCGAGCGATAAGCGGCCCGCACTGAGCATGGCAATTGCCGAGCAGTTCGAAGAGATGCCAGCGGAAGAGCCAGTAAGCGTTGTCGAAGATAACTTTGAGGATTTGGTATGACCCACTTAGAAGAGATCGCTTTGGCGCAACTCGTGACGATCGCTAAAACTACGGCGTACCATTGTGACGAACAACACGGCTACATGAAAGGCTGCAACTTGCCCGAGTGGAACCCGCATAAGTGGGTGATCGAAGCGATGCGCGCCGCGGTAAGTATCCGCAATTCAGAAGCTGAAAATAACCTTCGCGAAGAACTAGCCAAAGCGAACGAAGAGATCTACACCCTGAAAGCGCTAATGCGCCGTTAACCGATTCACCAAAACCCTAAACTGATACTGAGGATCTAAACCATGAAACACACTTTCAACGACGCACGCATCTCCTTCCCTAACATCTTCACCGCCAAGGCCAACGAACAAGGCAAGGAACAGTTCTCCGCCGCCTTCCTGTTCCCAGCTGACCACAAGGGTATCGCCAAGCTCGATGCATGCATCGAGGAAGTCGGGAAAGCCAAGTGGGGCGCCAAGTGGCCAGCGGTGAAGAAAGAGCTGACCGCAGGTGGCAAGCTGCTCGTGCACAACGGTGACAGCAAAGCCTCCCTGGCCGGCTACGAGGGCAATCTGTTCTTCAACGCGTATAACACCGTTCGCCCAACTGTGGTCGACCGTGACCGCTCGCCACTGACCGCACAAGACGGCAAGCCATACTCGGGTAGCTACGTGAACGTCATCATCGATGTGTGGGCACAGGACAACAGCTACGGTAAGCGCATCAACGCCCAGCTGCAAGGCGTCCAGTTCGCCCGTGACGGCGAAGCGTTCTCCGGCGGCGGTACCTCGGCAGACGCCAGCGACTTCGACGAGATCGCGGACGGCGCTGATGCGGACGACCTGGCTTAATCGCTAAGGCAAGACCGAAAAGCCCGGCTAGCGTCGGGCTTTTTGTTAGCCGCTTGTCAGAACCACTAGACATCACAAGTAAAGCGTTGTACTCTTTGATTGTCGAAAACAAAACATGAGGTTGAGGGTTATGAAGCGCACAGCAGGGGTTTTAATCCTTTTCGCTTTCTTCGCAGGACTTTGGTTCATTTCGGTCAAAGAGCACACCCTAGAGTCTGTAGTCGTTTTCGGAGCGGCTCTAGGCATTTCTTGCGTTATCGCGGGTTTGGTAGCTCTCGCCGTCAAATGGATTGTGGAGAATTGATATGTCGACCATCGCCGATCTTATCCGCAACAAGCCCGACCAGTACCAACAGGCCATCGCCTGCTTCAACTACCGTAACGTGGATCGCGAAACGAACACCGTGACCTTCCACTTCTCGGATAATTCGACGCTGACTTTCAAGGTTAGCTACACGCTGGTCGAAGAGAAGGAGATCAGCAATGCTCACTAAAGCTATTTGCGCCGGGCTTTTGCTTTGGGCGCTGATCATTTGGGGTTTTATGTCGCTGATCGCGTTATTTTCCTGATAGGAGCTGGAGAATGAAAGAGAAGTTTTTGAAAACGGTTATGGAAGGCGCAGGCATTGGCCGCATGAAAGCCGAGTACCTTTGGGATATCGGTTTACGCCAGCCAGCCGAACAGCACCAGGGCGAGCCGGTGTCTTGGTTCCGCGATGGCGATGATGGGCGTGAATACTGCGAAAAGCCGTTCACTACTGATTGGGTGCCGCTCTACACCCACGCCGATCCTGGCGAGGTTGAGCGTCTGCGCGGAATCATCCGCATGCACGAGAAAACCGTGCGAGAGCAGGCCGATCACTTGGCGTATATGCGCGCCCAGCCAGCCGAGCAGCACCAGTTCGAGCCGGTGGCATATGCAGACCCGAAGTCATTCGAGAACTTCAAGGCTATGGCTCACCTTGGCGGGCTCTATCTGCATGAATGGATGTGGGCAGAGCCAAAGCCTGGACTTGTACCGCTCTACACCCACGCCGATCCTGGCGATGTTGAGCGGCTGCGCGAGCAGATAAAAGAGTGGCAGGAAACATCGGTGCACTGGACGCATAAATGCGACACCCTGCGCGCCCAACTGGCCGAGCGGGATACGCTGCTGCGTGAAGCGATCGAGGATGACGTAGGCGAATACATTCTCGGAGCCACCTGGCATAGCCGAGCGCGTGCGGTACTATCCGCCAGCGCAGAGCCGAGCGCGCCGGACTGCGATCACTGCGCCGGGGCTGGGCATGACTACTACGGAGAAAAGTGCGATCACTGCAAGCGGCCAGCGCCGGTTGAGCGCGATGAGCGGGCGGCGTTTGAGGCTGCCTATGCTGCAGAATTCAGCGAAGTACGCGGTACTCCGTATACGGCTGCCGATGTTGCCTCCATGCGGAACGGGGATTGGTACGGAGACCGCCCATTCTTGAACGGCCAGTGGGCAGGCTGGCAAGCCCGCGCCGCCCTGGAGCGCAAGCCATGATTTGCCCGAAAGGCTGGGTGCCAGTCCCTATCGATCCGACGGCGACCATGCTTGGTGAGTTCGCTGGCTTCTACTGGCCGCATTTACCACGCGAGAAACAGGACCACGAACGGGCCGCATATGCTGCGATGCTGGCGGCCGCACCGACCCCGCCTACGGGTGGCACCACAGAACTCGAAGCAGTCCGTGACCAGCTGATGCGCGCCGAAACTAACCTGCGCGAAGAGCGCAGCAAATCTAACCGGCTTCAGCGCGAACTGAACAAAGCGTATAGCCTGCTGGGGCAGGCGCAGAAGAGGGCAAGAGGATGATCATCGGGGGCCTCGCTGTTAAGCGTTGTTCCTTGTGCCAAACGCACAGAGAACTGTTCCACTTCAATGACGACAGTAGCAAGAAAGACGGTATGCAGTCCGCCTGTAAGCATTGTTTGAGGAGAAAGCGTAATGAACGGGCCAATTCCATTCAGCGATCACCAGCTCCGCGATATGTGTAAGTCCTACATTCTAGGCGCGAGCCTGGATGCAGTTTCTTTAGAGTTTGGGATAAGCAAAAGCGCAGTTAGCCGTCGGCTTAAAGCCGCAAAAGTCAAAATGCGTCCCAGAGGTGCACCGGCCGGCGGTTATCGGTGCGCGACAAAACAACGTGTCATGGCTCTACTGTCAGAGGGCAAACGCCCTAAAGAGATTGCAAAAATCCTGTCCGTCCATGTTCGAACCGTATACCGGAGAATTAACGCATGAAAAACGAAGAAATAATCCGTAACGAAAGGCGCGCTGACTACTACGCCGAACAGGCTTATGCCTCGGATTTCAAACTGGCGATTGAGAAGCGAGAGCATAAAACCACGCGTAAGTACCTGACCGCGTATCGCTGGATCTCGCTGATCGGTTGGGTTGCTTTTCTCGTCGTACTGACTGCTAAGGAGATTTGAGAGATGGCTGAAGAAAAGGAATACACCGGGGGTTCGGTCAGCTACTACGCAGTCGACGTGAACGCACCGATCAACGAAGAAAGCGATCCTTACACTGCAGAGTGTCAAGACATCATTGAGGCGCTGAAGCTCGACTTCAACGAAGGCAACGTGCTGAAAGCGATCTGGCGCCGAGCTGCAGCCCGCCTTGGTCGATCCAAGAAGGGCTACGACGATGGTTTGTACGACGCTGAGAAGATTGTCTTCTACGGCCAGCGGCTCGTGGCGATCGATCGGCGTGCCAAAGCAGCCACAAAGCGCCCGGACTTGTTGCCGCGTAAACCTGAGCCGGACGAATTGGTACTTGTAGAATGCGAAGACGGTACTAGGCACCCAGCCCCTAAAACTTGGGCGGAGAATGTAAAGGCTAAAATAGTAAGCCCTGAAACCGACCCCTACGGCCCCCGTTACGCGGAAGGCTGGTACGCCTGGAACGGAGACGAGACTATGCGGCCTGCGGGTAGGGTAGACATTATCCGCCGAGATGGAACTTTCGTCGGCGGACGTAGCGCCGAAAACGAAGTTCGATGGACGTTTACTGAAGCAGCTTCGATGTTCGACATCGTGAAATGGCGCCCAGCGCAATGAACCTCGACAAGTGCATTTTCCTTGACACGGAAACCTTCTGCGAAACGCCCATCAACAACGGGACGCACCGTTATGCAGAAGGCGCCGAGATCATCATGTGGCAGTGGGCGGTCGGCGATGGGCCTGTCGAGATTCGCGATGGGGATGAAGACGTGTCGGATCTGATGGAGATGATTGCGAGTGGGGAGTACACGATTGTTATTCACCACTCTGCTTTCGACAGGACCGTGATTTATCACGCAACGGGGGTGCTTATCCCTGTAGAGGATGTGTTCGACACGATGGTTTGCGCCATGGCTCACTCACTCCCTGGTGCTCTTGCCACCCTCTGCACAATTCTCGGCGTTGCCCAAGACAAAGCCAAGGATAAAGAGGGAAAGGCATGGATCTCGCTCTTTTGTAAACCGCAACCGAAGGGGCGGAAGATTCGTCGTGCGACGCGGGATACTCATCCGGTCGAGTGGCAAAGGTTTCGTGACTATGGAGGCCTCGACATTGAGGCCATGAGGGAGATCTACAAGAAGCTCCCCCGATGGAACTACCGCGGCGCGGAGCTGGAGCTGTGGCATCTGGACCAGCGCATCAACGAGCGCGGCGTGCTAATGGATCTTGACCTGGCACATGGAGCTATTCGGGCTTCGGATCGTGCGCAGAAGGAGTTGGCGCGAAAAGCGGTCGAGATGACGGATGGGCAAGTTACCGCAGCCACCCAGCGAGACAAGATGCTCGACCACATCCTTGAACAGTACGGGATCGCCTTTGGCGATCTCAAGGGCAGCACGGTGGAGCGGGCGTTGGAGAACGAGGATCTTCCGCCAGAGCTTAAGGCTCTCCTTCTGGTGCGCCTGGACGCTTCGAAAACCTCAGTCAGCAAATACAAGCGCGTTATCAACGGCGTTAGCGCGGACGGGAGGCTTCGCGGATTGCTGGCGTTCTGCGGTGCCCTACGAACTGGGCGATGGGCGGGGCGCCTTTGGCAACCACAGAACCTGAGCCGTCCTACGATCAAGGACAAGGAAATCGAAATGTGGATCGAGGCTATGAAACATGACGCGGAAGACCTCATATGACTAGCGTAATGGAAGCCTGCAGCAGCGCAACGCGAGGTTGCGTGATAGCGCCAAGCGGTAAGAAACTGGTCATTGCTGACCTGAGTAACATCGAGGGCCGCAAGCTAGCTTGGCTGGCCAGCGAAGAATGGAAGCTGAAAGCTTTTCGAGAGTTCGATGCAGGGATTGGCTTTGACCTGTACAAACTGGCGTACGCGAAGGCCTTTGGCATTGATCCCGCTGATGTTGACAGCGCGATGCGCCAGATCGGCAAGACGATGGAACTTGCCTTAGGCTACGCGGGTGGCGTAGGCGCATTCATCACGTTCTCACTTGCATTCAACATCGACCTTGAAGCGATGGCCGAGAATGCTGAGAGCGCTATTCCGAAAGAGATGCTGCAGGAAGCGCGCGACTTCATGGAATGGCATATCAGCCAGGGTAAGAGCCTGTACGGACTTAGCGAACGCGCTTTCATCGTCTGCGAGTCCTTCAAGCGCCTATGGCGGGAGGCGCATCCGAATACCGTGGCGTACTGGAAAGCGCTCGAGAACGGTTGCCGTGACGCGATCAACAACCCTGGTCAAACCTTCAGCTGCTACCGGCACAAGATCCGCCGTGACGGCGCCTGGCTTCGCATCATGCTGCCGAGCGGGCGCTACCTCTGCTATCCGTCGCCGCGGGTAGAGAATGACGGGCAGATTACCTATATGGGGATCAACCAGTACAGCCGAAAATGGGAGAGGCTGCGCACCTACTCGGGCAAGCTGGCGGAAAACGTGTGCCAAGCGAGTTCCCGCGATGTGCTAGGCGCCAGCATGCCGGATATCGAGAAAGCCGGTTACGAAATCGTGCTGACCGTCCACGACGAGATCATCAGCGAAGCGCCGGACACCGACGAATACACGCACGAACACTTGGCCGAACTGATGTCGGCTGGTTGCGACTGGACAGAAGGCCTACCGCTCGCCGCAGCCGGCTTCGAAGCGTATCGCTACCGGAAAGGTTGACTACAAGTCGAATCTTGCATAAGCTTGCGTACAGATAGAGGAGATTCGATTTGAAACTTGTGATTATTGAGAGCCCCTACGCGGGCGACATAGAAGCAAACGTAGCGTATGCGCGCAAAGCCATGGCGGATAGCATTCGATATTACGGAGAAGCGCCGATAGCTTCGCACCTTCTCTATACACAACCTGGCGTTTTAGACGACGCCTTACCGCACGAGAGGGCGTTAGGTATTGCGGCGGGTTTAGCATGGCGTGCCGTCGCTAACGAGGCGATTTTTTACATTGATCGTGGATGGTCAAGCGGGATGATCGCGGCTAAAGAGCTGTACGACCAAGAGGGTTTTCCTTACTCGATACGGAGTATCGAATGAACCTCACCCACGGCGATTGCCTAGAAATGATGAAGCTCATCCCCGACGGATCAGTCGATATGGTGCTGTGCGATTTGCCATACGGCACAACACAATGTTCGTGGGATTCGGTTATCCCTTTCGAGCCACTTTGGGCGGAGTATCTGCGGATCAGTAAAGAAAATTGCGCTTTTGTTTTCACCGCGTGTCAGCCGTTCACCAGCATGCTTGTATGCAGTCAAATCAGCCTTTTCCGACACCACTGGGTTTGGGAGAAGAACAAAGCTTCCGGCCACCTAAATGCGAAAAAAGCACCAATGCGGGCGCACGAAGACGTATTAGTTTTCTGTCGGAAAGCACCTCTATACAACCCGCAGATGACCGAAGGGCACAAACCGGCCAACAACGCGACGCGAATAGGCATGAGCGACTGCTATGGCGATCAGGTTTCCACCTCTTACGGCGGCGCCACAGTCCGTTATCCTAGAAGCGTACAGAAAATATCTGTTCTGAATAACGATAGCGGCGTCAAGTTCCACCCCACCCAAAAGCCTGTAGCTCTGATGGAATACCTGATCCGTACCTACACGAACGAAGGCGACACGGTGCTCGACAACACGATGGGCAGTGGAACTACCGGCGTAGCGGCCGTCAACACTGGCCGGAAGTTCATTGGCATCGAGCGCGACGACAAATATTTCGCCATCGCGCAGAAGCGTATCGAAGACGCGATGTTCGGCGACCTCGTTTAAGGAGATTCCAAAATGCTAGAACGCGATATTGAAGCCTACCTCGTCAAGCGCTGCAAAGAGATTGGCGCACTGTGCGACAAGTTCACCAGCCCCCAGCGTCGTTCGGTCCCTGATCGCCTGATTACGTTCAGCGGTCGCGTGTTGTTCGTTGAGCTGAAAGCGACCGGCAAAAAGCCTACCGAAGCTCAGGTGCGCGACCACGAGCGTCGCCGTGCTGCGGGTGCCGAAGTGGTCTGGCTGGATAGCTGCGCGGGGGTGGATCAATTGATTGAGGATCTGGAGCAGGGACGTATTGTTCTGGACGATAAGAATTTCAAAGTGAGGGATGCGTGATGGCTCGTGATTTCAGCCCGCACAAATATCAACACCTCATAATCGCTGCTATTCAGCAGCTCAAACGCGTGGCCGTGTGGGCTGGCATGGGGTTGGGGAAGACTCCGTCCACGGCCACTGCACTTGAGGACCTGTCGCTCCTGGAGGAAGTGTACCCAACCCTCGTAGTGGCGCCTTTGCGCGTAGCTAAGACAACCTGGCCGCAGGAATACCGCAAATGGAACCACTTGAAGCACCGTAAGGTTGTCCCGATCTGCGGTTCGCTGAAGGAGCGCCAAGCGGCTCTGCGAACCAAGTCGGACGTTTACACAGTGAACTTCGAACAGCTCGAATGGCTCGTTGAGCATTTCGGCGACAAGTGGCCGTTCCGCACGGTGGTAGTCGACGAAGCGACCAAGTTGAAAGGCTTCCGGCTGCGCCAAGGTACGCGTCGCGCTAAAGCCTTGGCCCGCGTCGCGCATACGAAGATCAAGCGAATCATTCTGTTAACCGGTACACCGAGCCCTAACGGCCTTCAGGACCTTTGGGGGCAGATGTGGTTCGTTGATAAGGGCGATCGGCTGGGGCGGACCTTTGACGCCTTCAAACAACGCTGGTTCAGGGCTTCGCATACAGGGTTTGGCGTCGAGGCCACGGAGAACGCCCAAGAACAGATCCAGGCCGCGTTGAGCGACGTATGTATCACTATCGACGCTGCCGACTGGTTCGACCTCAAAGAGCCTATCGTGAACATCATCAAGGTGGATCTCCCGCCAGCGGCTCGCGTTCTCTACAAGGACATGGAGAAGAAGATGTTCATGGACCTTGAGGGTTCCGAGATCGAAGCGCTTAACGCCGCCGCAAAGACGCAGAAGTGTTTGCAGATTGCTTCCGGCGCGGCCTACGTAGAAGGAGGCCCGGCGTGGAAGAAGATTCACGACGAGAAACTTCAAGCGCTTGAGGAAATCCTAGAGGAAGCAGCAGGAATGCCGGTATTAGTAGCGTACCATTTCAAGAGCGATCTGGAGCGCCTGCTAGCTCGGTTCCCTCAAGGCAAGCACTTGGACAAGAACCCCGAAACGATCGATGCGTGGAACCGCGGTAAAATCCCGATCATGTTCGCCCATCCGGCCAGTGCTGGGCATGGGTTGAGCTTGCAGGATGGCGGCAACATCCTAGTGTTCTTCAGCCTTAACTGGTCGTTGGAAGAACATCAGCAGATCAAGGAACGGAACGGCCCGGTTCGCCAGTTACAAGCCGGCTACAATAGGCCGGTATTCCACCACTTCATCCTGGCCGCAGACACTGTAGACGAGCTTGTTTTGGAGCGCCTGCAGACTAAACGCGAGGTACAGGACATCTTGCTTCAGGCGATGAAAGAACGGGGCTTTAACCCTATTAGTGAGGACGCAGCATGAAACACCCGGGTATTTTTGCGGTTATCGCGCTATCCATGTTGACCGGAGCGTACGCCGGGTACCACTGGCCCCGTGACGTGGAACTCGAATCGACGAAGCCGGTTTACTTCCTGCTAAACGCCGACGTGCAAGCAGCTAAGTTACTGGTCGACCAGTGCGAACCCGTGAGGGAGGACGCGGAATGAAAATAATCGGAGCGTTTAACGGGGAATTCCGCTGGCTAAGCAACTTCTGGCCGGTATCTATCACCTGTGCGGACGGAATTACATATCCGAGTTCTGAGCACGCTTACATGGCGGCTAAAACCGTTGACCTGAGTATTCGCCGTGAAATAGCTGCGTTGAAAACGCCCGGTGATGCGAAACGATTCTCGAGAAAGATAAAGCTGCGAGCCGACTGGGAAACAGTTAAGCGCGGAGAGATGCTCGCGGTGTTACGGTTGAAGTTCCAAGACCCTTTGTTGCGGATGAAGCTAATCGGCACTGGGGACGCGCACCTGATTGAAGGAAATACGTGGGGTGATACGTATTGGGGCGTTTGCAACGGCCAAGGGCAAAACGTACTGGGCCAGTTGCTGATGCAGGTTAGAAGCGAGATCTACTGGGATGACTTAGTATGAAAATCCTAGCCATGCTCTACGTCATGCACTGCCCGATCTGCCAACCGGAACCAGTGGCCGCGTATTTCACGCAAGACGCCATGACCATCTGCCAGGCGACTGCCGCTGCGCAAAATGCAACTGAGGAATGGGAGTATTACTGTGAGTGATTTCGAAACATCGGTATTGAGATACTACGAGACCCGTGTAGGAGCTTGCGCTCACTATTGCGCTACATATCTAAAAGTAGAGCGTTCCGAGGTAAGTAAAGCGCTGCAGCGTTTGAAAAAGAAAGGTCTCGTCACCAACGACGGTTCCTATTGGAAGCGCGTCATCTAGCTGAACGCTTCCTCAATTCCGACCGGCAGAACTGTAACTCTGCGTACTGCCGGTCGGCTTCTCGTCTGATTCGAAAATAAAGCTCTGAAGCAGAACGTTCAAGTTCTGCGGTTCCCTCTCCAGCTCCGCCGGGAACGGTTCCGGTGGCGAGCACTGCTGGACACTTTGCTGCGACGAGCAGCCGGCGCTTACCATCAGCAACATCGCGCTCAAGAGCAGACGTTTCATTCTCTTTACCCGTTTTGTAATCAAGGAAGACTTTGCGGATCTCTTCAGTCTGTGCGCGAGACGCGATTAGCTGTTGGTTCACCGCGTCGACGTTTACGACCAGGGCTTGATCGGCGGTATGGCGGATCGCCGCTACGTCCGAATCCCAGCGCAACCCCTGGACGTACCACGCTGCGCCAAACCCGATCAGCAGCGCCGCGGCGTATCCGTATGCGGAGTTCAAGAATACTGCTCCAGAGCGAAGGCGTAGGACTTGCCCCAAGTTTCAGGATGCGGCTTACCTGGCCGCCATACCCGTTGATAAAGCTCCCAGCCTTCTTGCGTAGAGCCGGGCAGCCTATGAGGGTCGGTGTACATCAGCAGCCGCGCGAAAGCAGCCCCCAGTACGTCATCCGTCGCCATGCGTTCCCACACCGCCATGCGCTCGGGCTTCACAGCCAGGGCATCGCAAACACGTTGCGCGTGCTTCGATGAAGCCTTGTGCGTCAAGACGCCGTTGATGCCAGCGAGGCGTCCGTTCTCGAACTGCCAATAGCTTGCCGCCGGCCCAACCGGCGCCAGCACGCCATTCACTTTCAGCAGCTGCCTACGAGAGCTGTACTTCGATTCCTGCCAGCCAATCGCGGCGTGCAGAACGCGCGCCAGCGTCGAATCCATGGCTTTAGGTAGAAGGGAAAAGGCTTCGTCGATTGCGGCGCGAGGGAAAGTCATCGATGCTTACCGTGCGAGTGGACGTAATGCATGATACGCCGCTTTACGTTCGACCAGTAAGTCTTCATCCACCAATGGCGGACCGCGATGCTCGCAAAGCTGACGTTCAGCAGCATCTGCGCGAAGGGTGAAGGCCGGCTGATGTAAGCGAATGCGGCCAGGGTGACAAGCAGATAGAGGACTTTCCCTAGCACCCCATCGCTTACCCTCTTGCAAAGCAGGCACCATACCGCATGGATGATCAGGATGCCGACTGCAATAAGGCTGATTGTTTGGGTTAAGCTCAACGTCTGTATCACTTGGGATTCCCCCCGCCGATACGATTTTTGAGTAATTCCAGAAGGTCCAAGTTCCCTATGGCCTTGAAGACGGCGGACATGATACCGCCACCGAAAGCCCCGATTAGGAAGCCCACGGCGCCTGTTAGCTCAGGCTTGATGAAGTATAGGTCAACGACCAGTGGGGTTATATAGTAGCCAATGGCCAGTCCGCTTAGGACGAAAACCATTCGCTGCCGCCAAGTTACGATCTCTTTTTGTGCGAAGACCCCGACGATAGCGCCCACCAATGCGGCGGCGATAAGGCCGAGGTCATCGTATGCCATGTGCACCATTGCGCCTCACCTCCCCAGGTTTGGCGCATTGTATCACACAGGATTTAATGGGTCGTAGGCTACCGCCACGCCGCCACTGGACTGGGTGTAACCCCTAACTGAGTTAGCGCCGGTACGTAAAACGGTACCCGTATTCTGGACACGGGGTGCGACACTGGCGTCACCTCGCTCGGAGCATTGCTCCATCCAAACAGTCCGAACCCCATAGGTGTCAAAGTTAACCGGGTCTGCGCCCTGAGAATCCTCCGAATGTACCCCGTACCACAAAGACACGCCAGTTGACCCCGTCCCACTACCCGTGTCTATAAGCCCCGGCCCGCTGGATTTGTAAATCCGTCCGCCCAATACTGCGGCGTTCCCGTTTTCGTGGATAGACATGCCATTCTCGTTACTAGCTATAGCCGTACCGAGAGTGTCGATATCCCCACAATACAGAGCGTCCGTATTTATAGTAATGTGGCGAGCTTCGGTTAAACCATCAGTGGAAACATGGCTATTAACCCCATCGCCTCTGCAACGGTAGATTTGGCAGTTGTCTAGGATGGCCCATCCGCCTTGTGCTATGACGCCCGATACTCGGGAGTACCAGAAAGAGCAGTTTTTGAAAACAGCTTTCCCGGGAGCGCCGCCTCCATCTGCGATGAAAGGAAACACGCCAACAAATGCGATGTTCTCAAAATAGCATTCCGCACCGTTTAGTCTTAGGTATCCGGTAGTAGTGTTATCGGTATAGACGGCTTTTAGGTAAGGCTTAACGGTTGTGTCGAATTGCGCGTTTAAACCGCACCGCACGTAGAGCACCCCTGCCGAGAAATACCAGCCTCCTAGGCTAGCCACGTCAGCGGCGGACGCCCTCAGAGGCAGAGGTTTTGGTCGGCCGAACTCGTCTCTGAATCGAGTCATCATTACCGCTTGAGGCGTCAGCCCTGCAGTTATCGTGCATTGCGCCAAGATAGGAGCCGAAGCGTTTAAAGTCCAGGTTTTGGTCGTGAGGTCGTCGCCTACTGTCCTAAACGCAGTTACGTTTGGGTCGTCGGGCTCCAACATTTTCAAAGGATCTCCCGAGCCGATAAATCTACGTACACGGTTACCTGACGGGCTGGCCCCTCTGTCTATCTGTGCGAAAGGCGCATGTGCACCGGTGGTAAATTTAGTTACGTAAGGAGCTGCGCTAAGTGCCGCGCTCACTGTCTGCCATGGCTGAACCAGAGTGCCCGTGTTGGCGTTGTTGCCCCCCACTTGGTCTACGTATCCCTCCGTCGTCAGGGCGGGGAGAGTAGCTATCGCTGTCATTATCTGCAAAGCAGTTTTGCTGACAGCCACCTTACCATTGGCTTGCAAGCCTAAAACATCAAACGGTAGCCACGAAAACCCGGCCGGCCTAGGTCGCTTGGTGAACGCTAAGTCCTTCCGCATAAAGTGATTCGAGTCAGGAACTTCTCTACCTGAACCGTCTGCGGTAGTCTGCGTTGTAACTACCTCGTCTAAGCGGGTATCTACCTCTGCGCTGAGGTCGTCGATCGCCGTATTAGTATCTTGTATGGCTTTCCCGACAGTACCTGCGGGATAAGTTCCACCAGAGGCGTAGCCCACCAGGCCGGCGCCGGACGACAGCGCCAGCGCTTGGCGCAAAGACTGGTCGCCCACGTCTACGAGTAGATTCTGATCGGTAGCCCAGTTCCCGGTAAGCATAACAGGGAAGCTAGCGGGCATTTTCACGCGGTAAACAGATCCCGCTCGGTCAATCAACTGTGTCGGTCTATCCACTTGGAGCGGAGAGCCATCGACGTAGGTTAAGTGGTTCGGCTCAAATCCGCTGTTGACCAGAAATTCGTTGAAAGCCTGCTCGAATCCCCACCACGTCTGACGGTTACGGCCAAAGCGGTCAACCCAGGTATTGACGAAAGCGTTCAGCGCGTCATCGAAATTAGAGGCGTTGTTATACAGTACCTTGACCGCAGTAGAGCCAAGGGGCTCGTTACTCGTATCGTAGGTGTTGGTCATTCTCAAGCTCCAGCAGGCGGGAAATTGTCGTCGTCGGCGTACATCCTAACATCATAGTTAACGGCTTTCATGCCGCAGCTACGAGTACCCTTTGGGTTGACCTCGGTAATCAGAGCCGGGTAGATCCACCTCGACTCATGGCCGAACTGGATGATCGGAGGAAGCATGGCACTATGGATGAGCGGTTCAAAGTCGAGAGAAGGAATAGAGAACCAGTAGTCATCGATCCGCGTAGCTGTGTAAGGGCCGGACGCCGTCCCGTCCCTGCGTCTTACGAGGACTTTGTGGGTACCGCTCTGCGACCAGTCTAAGGCTACGGAGGCCTTGAGCTGGTAAGGGGAGCCTGCGACATAGTCAACGATTTCGGCGTTTTGTCCGTAATTAGGAGTCGAGTCGCCTAACCCAGTATAGGAGAAGTAGCTACTGTTCAGTCCGGCCAGTTCTGTTTCGAATTCGAATTCACCTTGGCGATATAGGAAGCTGCGCCGCAACCGCATCCCGTACCGCCAAGCACGCACGCGATCTCCGACGCCTTCCAAGCGTTCTTTCTTAACCTTCACGCCTGGCTCATAAACTCCAGGGGAAATCTCTAGGCGGCATTTAACAGTCTCGTCTTGCTTGGTCGAGTGGTCGTAGTACTCGATATCTACACCATCGAACTGATCAGGGAGATCAGGCCCTGTGAATGTTCGGGTAAGCGGCTCCAGCATAACCCTAGGGTTGTATACGTGATCAAAGGTTTCCCCGCGGGCTTCGTCGCGCACTGCGGTGATGACGCCGCGATCTATCGTTAACTCAGCCATGCCCGGCTTCAGCGCCTCGATCAGGAATTCCTTAACGGTTCCTTGGTCCATGATGATGCGGTCGTAGTACTCCCCTCGTGGCGTCCAGCGGGTAGACTCCAAGCGTTCAAGGGTTGCGATGTCGAGGTCTTCCGTGTCGGAGTAGCCTATGTCACGACAGATATATCCAATAGCCGCGGAGATTTCCCGGGTTGGTTGCATAGGCTGCCACGCGCCTTCCCGAAGAACGGGTAGCATTCGGGTACACTCAAGGTTTATCAGGTTTTCCGCGCGCGTACTCAAACGATCTCCACCCCGGATATCACAAGTGAGCATAGTCATACCCGCATAAGTATCCGGGGATTGGGAGAACATACGGCCGTAAAGGCTGTACCACTGCGAGTCATCCTTAATCTCTTCCGGTCTTTCATATCCCGATGGGGGGAGGCGTTTTATACGACACTCCGGCCGCATTGGGTAAGGTAGAATTTCTCTGAACGTATACCCGACAGCGTCCATGGAATTTGCCGTCATAGTTTTCACTAGGACAGTCCACGCACCGCCAATCGCCATGTCTCGGTACTCAAACTGATGCCGACTGTTAGCGGCATATTCTTGTCCCTCACGGCCGATCCCGATAAGCGTCGTAAAGAGTACGCTCCACTCAATTGCATCCACCAGTTCACCCTCAGGACAGGCAGGGAAAGCCCCCCGATACCCTCCAGAGAAGTTAGACGAGTCCAACCTAATTTGACCTTGATTAGTGGTCCTAGATACCCACCCTGTCCATGCGGTGTCGACATTACCGTTCTCAAGTAGTCGGTCTACGGACATAATCTGTGGGGCGATAGCCGTTATCTTGAAACGAAGCCCTGGGTACCCAAAAGCCATAACCACGTTCCCTATGACCAGTCCCGTGGCCGGTACTCCTCCTAGGTAATCTAGTTGGAGAGTGGTAGCCGTCTGAGAGAACACGACATAAGTACCAGCGTTAACCCCTGCTATCTCAATCGTTGCCCCATTAGGAAACCCGAGCGATGCGATATCCCCACTAATAACGTCTCTACCGCCTGTTCCTGTCCCGTCTGCGACCGTAAAGGAATATGGTGCAGCTATACGAATCAAGAGGTTAACAGACCAGTTAGACGGGAAAGACCCGGCCCCGCTTGCGATAGAAACGGTTTTGGCGTTGAAAGTCATAGACGAGGCGGTTACCGATTCGGTAAGCGTGGTAGAGGTCGTAAGTTCAAGGCCGGGAGACCCGCTAGAACTCGCGCCCACTTCAGGGGCCGGATACCAATTCCAGTGAGCCTCGTCTGCAGCTAGGGACTGCCCCGGCTCATAAAAAGCGTATCGAGCATCGTCGCCCAGAGATATTAAAGGTGTCTCCCCGACTTTTAAGCGACTAACCGGTTTTTCGTAGTAGCCCTCCCCTACGAACATGCACATTTCTATGCGCTGTTCCCTAGGCCCGGCGAAATAACGTCGACTTGGAGTAGCAAAATCGGGAAAACGCTGCGGTACTCGCCCGAATATCTGAACCCGCGGCGAGTTCAGTTTTACCTTATTCCCTTTGGCGCTAGCCTCGTCCAACCCCTGGCCAGTTCGGCTATTAGGCGTTGACTGAGTAGGTAGCTTTGGCATCAGTGCCGCTAAAGCGGCCTTGGCGCCAAAGATCAACGCGAAGGTAATAGAAAACGGATCGGTACCCTTCGGTTCTCGGTAAATCTCCACGTAGTCGCTAGGAGATACTTTGCAGTCCGCCCATTGGCTTGGCAGCTGATGCATACCGTTAACGTGGACGCTGATGGGGAGCGACTGCAGATCGCGATCACGCGATATCCCGTTCGAGTAGAGCCACGAGAGAACAGTAGTTTTACCCTTCAGCTCGTACTGTTCTCTAGGGGCATCGGGAAACCTGCTAGCGAAGACCTCGATCATTCTTGGCGATCCGTATGGAAAGTGACTTTGTTGTGGCTACTCAGCCATTCGCAAAGCCTAACACGCCGCGCGCTTTTTTCGGGGTTGATTTCAAGCACAAACAGCTCACCCGCAAAGTCAAGAACTACCCCAACGTGCGTACAGATCTCCCCGATAAGCACGGCGGCGATAGCGCCGTGTTCTGGTTCACACTGCCGCATCTTGGAAGACTCAGCCCGGTAGGCTTTGGTAAATAGCTTGGGTTTGTCGTTGCGCAGGTCGCCGTATGACGGAAGTTCAGACAGGCCGAGATGCTTAGCGCGTACCTCTCGGACGAGTCCCCAGCAATCGAACTCTACAGGGCCGCGGCCGCCGTCTACATAGATAGCTTCTGTCAGATAGTGATTAACCCAGTTCATGTCAGGTACCTTAGCCCCGGGGCGTAATCTGCGGTTAGGAAGCGCCTCGGCCAGGCGGTGCCAATAGGATTGAAGTACCCGCATGATAACTGGGCGATAATTCCTTGAAGTTCCCCGCTCAGGACCACAAGGCGATAAGGCTTTTCCTGCGGTGCGCTTTTATTGCTAGAAAGATACGTTCGATAGATTACGGTCGCGCGGGCATTCGCAGCGACAGCAGAATCGACAAACCGGGAAACCTCCCCCGTCGTGTTATCGACGGAAAAGGCCAGGGTCTGATTGCCCTTATTGTTCTTCTTCGGAAGAGTGATGGACATATTCACGCCGCGGAATGTGAGCGTCCTGTTGTCCTCGGTTGTGCATACCTGATCTAAGAAACCAGTCGCCAATAGGATCGGATCTTCCCAGGCGGGACTGGTTATCTCCAAGGTGCGGATGATTACATCGTCTCCGCCACTTGCGTTAACCTCTTCTAGGATAGTCATGCGAGCGGCCACTCGCGGTTCATGGCGTAATCGAAGATATCGGCGTGTAGAACATAGTCAGGGAGCAGGGTAGCCCAGTCTTCCGGCAGCATCGGTTCAAGTTCCACTTCTAGCAGGGCGCTATACTCCCAAATGAATTTTCCGAGCAGCTGACCGCCTTTTGGCGTTTCGGTAAAACGCACCGTCAGGACATCAAACCCCATGTTGGTAAGCAACGGCATGCTTACCCAGCCTGATTTTGCTACCTGATTAACCCAAGCGATGAACAGCCGGGCTTGCGCGTCTTTAGGGAAACGCCATGTAGCGTTAACCATTAAAGGAGCGTCTTCGAATTCAGTCCGCTGAACTGCACGCCCTACGTCCATCTCAGTGCGGCGTATCCGGTTAGGCCCTTGGGCGGCGTATCCGGCGCGCTGAGGGTACGGCAGTCCGGCGGGATAGACTGGCGGTGTAACGATCATTGGCCTTGGCTCCGAAGTCCGAACTTACGGCCCAAGGCTTCCGCCGAGCGACCGTCGCCAAGCAAGTCTGCCACAAAGAGGTTAATTACGCGCTCCCCTTGTTCGTCTTCGGTTTCCTCTACTTGGCCCGCACGGCTGGCGTCTTCGATCTGGTTAACAGTCACGTTACCGCCGCGTGAATTGGTACCCTTGGACACATCGTCCAGGGTTTTGTCCAGCTTGGCACTGGTCGAGGCTGTCGTTACGCGTTCACCCTTTTCCAGAAGCCAAGTACCGGTCTCCGGGATGGAGTCGATACCGTCATGCGCCATGCCGAACAGACCGATAGCGGCTGGTACAGCTGCGGCAAGAGAAGATAACCCGGCAGCAGGCGCAGCTCCGAAAGTAGCGATACTAGTCGCAGCTGCAGCAGGCGCATACGCCGCAGCAATAGCCGGGCCTGAGATTGCAGCTTGGGCTACCGCCGCCGTTTGCGAAGCAGCATTAAGCGCTAGTTGAACCCCCTGATATACAACCCACTGCGCAGCCATTTTGACCAGGGCGCCAATTATCTCGCTAACCATGGTGCGACCTAAATCTTTAAACGCCTCACCTGCGGATTTAGTGCCATCCAGGATTGACATGAAGCTATCAGCTAGGCCGCCGCTAAGCGTGTCGAGGGTCCCAGTAACGAACTCCTGTGCTTGCGCGCTGTAGTTCTGTGCTTCCTCCGCCCAGTTAGCCCACGCTTCCGAGGCACCAAGGAAGAAATTCGATTGCGCTTCGTCGACTTGGTTGTAGTAGTCCTGCTGCATCACCAAGCGGGAGGCCAAGTTTTCCTCAAGAATCGCCGTCTCTTGGTTGTACAGGTCTTCGCTAATCTGCCCCGTGTTAAACTGCTTGTTAAGGCGATCTACTTCCGATTGGTACTCTTTCCGGATCTGTAGATCTTCTTGCAAGCGCTCCCGAGCTTTCTCACCCATTCCTAGACCGGCGAGCTGAGAGTTCAACCCGTCTTGGGCCTGACCAAGCTTAGAATCTTGGTTTTCTTGGAACGCCGCCAGTTTCTCGGCCTCGGATGTAGCTTGTTTGCGGGCGGCAATTTCCTGCTCCAGAGCTACGTTGCGTTTCAGCTGGGCGCGCAGTAGCTCTTCGCTAGCGAGCAAAGATTTCTGATCGGCGGTAAGCGCGTCCTTAGACTTGATGTCCGCGATCTCTTGCTCAAACCGGGCCAAGGCTTGTGCCTGTGCGCCCAGTTTCTCGTTAGTTGTTGCTTGGAGCTGCAACGCGGCGTTCTGCTGGCGCAAGCTGTCCAACATTCGCTGGCCGGCGTCTTCTCTATACGCCGGACCCTTAGCCGCAGGAGTCTCTTTGAACTGTGCTTCAGCCGCTTTACGCAACTGGGCGATCTGAGCTTCGCTGTACTGCACACCGCGTTTAGCCGCCGCAGCTACTTGCTTATCGATCTCCGCGAAACGCTTGGCAAGCTGGGCCGACTTCGATTCGCTCTGCTCCAAACCTTTGTTCAGTGCTTCTACAGCAGCGATACCCGCACGATCCTCGGCCACGGTTTTGGCAGTAGCCGCTGCACGTTTACGACTCTCTTCCTGCTGCACGAGCAGGTCGGTAATCTCTTTCTCCGTCTGCTCGCGGCGGAAGTCGTCAGAAGGTGCGAGGTTGCCTATACCATCCGCAACGTTCAAACGATCAGCATTTTGGATATCCTGCAAACGCTGGTTCAGGGTCTTCAGCTTAGCTTCGAGCGTGCCTTCGCGCCCGATATCAAGGAAAGCATCCCAAGCGTCTTTAGCGGCGTCCTTGACGATCTTCCAAGCCGATTCTACATAGCCGAGATTCTCGGTGATCTTGTTAGCACGAGTGGTCAGGGCTTCGCTGTACGCCTGTTCGGCCAAGTTGGCAGCGCCCTGAGCGTCGCCTTGGCGCTGCAACGCCTCAATCTGCGCGTAGGTCGAAGTGGTCAAGAAGTTCATCGAGTCGTTCAGCTCGCGAATTGCCTTGACCGGATCTTTCGCGATCTTTTCGAAGTCCTTGACAGTCTCTTCCGCAGCTTTCCCGGTCGCCTCTTCCATCTTGATGGCGGCGATCGCGATCGCGTCGAACGAAGCTACAGGGATGCGACTGGACGAAGCGAGCTGGGCGAGTACCGCAGCGGCTTTTCCGACAGTACCTACGGACTCGCTGACACGCTCAGCCGAGCTAGCCAACTGGTCCGCATTCGTACCGGCGGCGTTGCCGCTAAGGATCAACGCATTCTGGAAAGCCGTAGCCTCGTCGCTACCTTGCTTGTAGGCCAGGGCGAGAACTGCCGCGGCGGCAGCCGCAACGGTGAACGGGTTTACCAATCCTAGGATGTAGCCACCGAGAGCACGTGCAGCCTCGCCCGCGCCGCCGAACATATCCTTGAGCTGGCCACCTTGCTGCAGGAAGACAGTCAGTGGGTTCTGGCCCGCTTGGAGCGATACGGCGATGTCTGTGAACTGGGCAGGAACTCCGCGCAAAGCTGCAGCGTATTGCTTGGCCGTTTGACCGTTCTGCATCATGACGCGATCGGTCTTGCCGATAGCTTCACGCGCAGCGTTGATCTGCGCCAAATATCCCTTGTAATCCGTTTCGTCCAGACGATTGGCTTTGCGGTGCGCAGCGAGTTGCTGCTCCATCTTGTCAAGGCGGGAATAGGCGGCGACGGTCGGGTCGATTTGGCCGATCAAGCGATCAAGCGCATCGCCTTGACGTTTGGCTTCTTTGGTGGCGGAGGCCAAAGCACGTTCGGCTTGATCCATACCGCGCTCAAAGCCCGCGGTATTCGCAACCAAATCCACCGTGAGCTGCCCGAGTGAGCCGACCGCCATATTTAAGGCTTCCTTGAAGCTTGCAGCACACGCAAGAAGTCTTGCGGTGTCGCTAATCTCAGTTCGTCATCCGACTCGCGGTTAGGCAGGAAGTCGTTGACCTTTACTTTCTTGTTGCCCATCAGCTGCGCGCCGGTTGCACAGATCAAAGCGGCGGCTTGCTCTACACGTTCCGCGATGTTCAGGCCCCCGTGACGCCGCATGTACTGAGCCCATTGGCGCGCTTCGACCAGGGTCATGTTTTGTTGGGCTTCGGCGATCGTGCGACCGCCGATCCCATTCATGACTAGTTCGAACCAGAGGTCGTCGGGGGCTTCGGCTTTCCCGAATTGACTTCGTTTACCGCAGTGATCAGCGCGAGGAACAGGGTATCGCAGATCGGGCCATGCAAATCGTTGCCCAAGATATCCGCCATCGTGAAGATCGGCGCGCCCGACTCGTCACAAGTCATAGCTACGATCCGAGCGGCCAGGTGTTCTTGGCTCGCTTCCGCCTGCTTCCACGTATACGTGATCGTGTGGTAAGAGGCCTTTCGCACGTATACGTGCGCTTGAAGCTTCTCCCCCTCCGGGTTGTGCCACTCGATATCTCGCCTTTCGGGTGGCCCGGCTACCGAGCCTGATTCAACCAGGGTTTGTGCTGTCAATTGGGCCATGGGTTAGCTCGACGACTTAGGAATCAGGACCGGCTCACCGGAGACTTGAATACCAACGGTCGAGGTAACCATGGTGTTCAGGCCGAAGGTGAATGGATAGCTGTTCATGTAGCCTTCGAACGTCAGCCAGCTGCGGGTAGGCGGCAGAACGAATTCCGCGTCACCGTTGCTGTCGGTACCTACGGTCGGCGCGACGGTGCCATCCGAGAAGCCGATCGCCCATTGCAGAGTGGTGCCCGCGGTCTTCAGCTGGTGAAGGCGAATGTGCGCCGGGTCAGACGGGTCGAACTGCAAACCGAAGGTCGCGGCGCCAGGAGTGGCCAGGCCAGCTTCGTAGGTGCGCGAAAGGTCGTTGAGACAGGTGGTCTCGATCTGATCGATCGCGGTGTCGATACCGTCGATCGAAGTGATGCAGCCCACGTCGAGAAGGGTGTTGTCGGCTGGGTCGATCGCGTACAGATCGGTTCCCTGGCTCTTGATGGTCATTGATGTCGCCTCTTAGGTTCGATTAACAAGCCAGTCCAGGTCGAAACTGGTTCGGTACAGCTTGGTTTCTTCGTCACGCATGTTACCCCGATAGCCTGTAATGTAGCAATCGGTCTCCACAGCATAGCGAATCGCCTTGGCGACAGTGGTACTCGACTGCGTGGTCGTACCGTATACATCGATCTGCAGGCTGTTTCGATCTGCATCTGGGCGGCAGTTCAACATGTTGAAAGGATCACCGCCAATCCACTGGTAGACCACGTAGGGTTTTACTACGTCTTGCGGCGCCTGACCGAAAGGGTAGATGCGCGGCTCAGGGCCGCCTAGGAGGCTTTGCACCGTTGGGTCGGCTTTGCAGACTTTGTAGAAGGGTGTATCCATCAGTTAAGCCCTAACTTGATGAGTTGATACTTGGCACTCGACAAGAATTCCTGGAACACCTGCTGGCGGTTCTGCGCTAGCGCGTTACGCATAAAAGGGAAAGCTCGGCTACGTGAGGTACCTAGCTCTAGGAACAAAGCGGCGTAATACGTGTTGCCGCCGCCTTGTCCGCGCTTGCGTTTTCGCACCCCGACAGAAATCTTCGTAGAACCGGTTTCCTCGAAGTATTTTCGATCTTCGATCATGTCTAGGTTTCGGGGAATGTAGTTTGGCGTTTCGGGTCTATCGAGTTTCGCGGCGTTGTCTTTAGCGGCGTTAAGCACGATATCCATCGCGTCTTTTGCAGCCGGCACGACAACTTGGCGCTGCACCTCCTGAGGCAAGGTCTTGAAGATCCTGCTCAGTTCGTCAGCGCCTGTCAGCTTGTAGGTGATCCAATCGGCCATGGTCGAGCCCTCGCTAGATAGGCTGAGTATACCGCAAAAAGAAAACCCGCCGAAGCGGGTTTTCGAACCGAAAAATTTGGGCTTGCTACGCAGAGGCCTATCGGTGTTTTATGGCCCGATTGGCAGCACTATGCTGACTTCCAGGCGATTGCGAGGTGAAGCGTTCGACGGAGATATACTAGCCCGCAACCCGCTTAAACGCAAACGACATGATGCCTTCGCGGCCAAGGTCGCTCTCTACGCGGTTAGTTCCTCAGGCATCTTGGCGCCTTTTAACATGTTATCAACCGCCCATAGCGGTTGTAGATTTGTGTAATGGCAAAGCTTCCGCAAGTCTTCCTCGCTATTGGCGCTAGACAGCGGGATTATGTGGTCAACATGCCAGCCTTCGTACCCTCGGTTCTTCCACGTCATGCCAGGGAGGAACAACGATTCTAGATGCGCTTTTAATTGAGCCGGGGTACAACCTAACATGTTGAATGTTTTAGAATTTTTGTCGATTCTTTTAGCTTTGAACGCTGACAAGATCCGCGCCCTATAGGCGCTTTCTAGCCGTATCAGGGGGTTCTCATCCGCAAGAATCTTGCGCCTAACCCTGCGCTTAGCGTTTACGGCTTCCCGGTTACGATTGCGCCATTCTTGTTTCATCTCCCGTTCTTTCTGCTTCCGGGCCTCAATTACTTCAGGAGGAACTATCTTCTTGGGTCGAGGCGGCCTAGGCTGTTTTGGGCCTACGAACGCCCTTGATGGCCTAGGTTTTCTAGAGCGCCATTCCATCTTCCGGGAGTGAAGGCACGGCTTGCACCATGCGTGTAACGATGTGTCTTTGCGACCTCGTCGGCTAAAATTATCTAAAGGTTTTTGGATCTTGCACAGAGTACACGTTTTCATGCGAAGGGGTCTCGGTCAGGAGATAGTCAAGGGGGTGCGTGGAAGGCAGTGACTAGCTGCTTTATCGGATGGCCGTCCTATCCACGGATCACACCTTACCCGACTACGCGTTTAAACGCAAAGGATACGATTCCGTCCCTCCCGAGTTCTGTCTCTACCTTGTTTACCTCGATGCACTCAAACCCTTGAGCAGCGCACCATCCGATGAAGCCTTGCAGAGACCAGTAGTGCAAGTGCTCTGCGGGCTTAAAGTGGCGCGACTCAAGCCATTCAGATTGGCTATCGCAAACCGGGAGCGAGACAAAGAGCCAGTTCTTGACCTGCGCCAGCAGCTTTTCAGGTTCCGGGATGTGCTCAAGGCTGTCCCAGCAAGTCACGGACGGTAGAGAGCGTTCGGGAGACGCGTAAGGGTCGACGTAGTTCTTTCCGAGCCACTTCACCTCCTCTTCGCAAACGTCGAAGCCGAAACCGCCTGACTCTTGGACGAAGCGCCCACCGCCGATGCCGATATCCACGTTCGCCGTAGGGCGGGTGTAACGGTCGACCAGTTCGAGGCGCGCGCGGGTCAACAGCATTCCCATTTTCGTCGCATCGAGTTTCTGGTAATGAGCAAAGTATTCACCCGTATAGGTCATCGGTGGTCGGGTATGGACCCCGTAACCTTTCGAATCACTCCAAACGAAGGTGTCGGTCAGCCCAAGCGGCCAGTTGCTCGTCATAATTCGAAATCCTCTTGTCGCATCCATGAATCTTTTGGCGGCACCGACAGAAATTGTCGGGCACCGCAAAAGTAATATTCGTTTGCCCTTTCGGGGTTATCAGTTCTGGCGCATTGTACCCGCCTTGGCCGCCGCATACGATCCATGCAGGAACTTTAGCGCAAAGGGCCGCAGGCACAATCCAGCCGATGCCGCCGATCACCGCAGCAGCCCCCTGTACGAGCGCCAGTAGTTGTTCAACTGGCAGTTCGCCTTTGTGGTATTCGACGTCAGCGTATGGCGCTGTGCCTACGAGCCATTCGGCACCTTCCTGAAGATCGGCCACGCTAACCACGCGATAACCTCGACTCTTCGCGATCATCGCCGCTTCTTCGATATACGACGGCAAGGGGTTCCGCGTATCCGCTCGCCACTCCTGACGCACCGTTACTGGCCGCACCACAACGTATTTTCCGGTTTCTGGAGATGGCGGCAGCGGAGGAAGGTCGAACTCAGCGGGCGCCACTCCGAAGCAGGCAGTCATGCCAGGTATAATGCCTTCGGCGCCGTAACGAATTTGGCGCGTCGGTTGTCGGCCAGGTGGCATAACCCAGTTCGTGTGCCGCGCGATGTTCTTCGCCTGAGTGCGTAGCGTAGTTTGCGGACGGATGAAATGGACGCCTTCGATATCCGAAAAAAGTGACGGCCATGGGGTCTGCAGGTAAACCGGTTTGGGTAGGGCTTTTATGAATGGCCGTTCGAAGAGATTATCGCCAAGGCCCAACATTCCGTTAATTATCATGGACTTACCTAAAAGAAACCCGCCGAAGCGGGTTAAGTGAGGGCCGACGGAGATAAATAGTTGGTGCAACTGGCAAAGGCTAGCACCTACTTCGGTGGACCCATGCGCCTGTCGACGGTCAGCTTTCAGTTGCACCAAGACAAACGCCTCGCCGATCCGTACGGCTGACAGAAGGCTGTAAGCATTGCCTAAACCAGAAGGTCGTTTGTCTTCGTGCAACTACCGCGTCTGCGGGCACTAATACATTTCCTAAGCCGTCATGCGTGATCTCGGTCCGTGTCACGCCATCTGTCGAATTCACATCGCCTATTCCTCAGAAATCCTATTAGCACAGTGCTTTTCCTCTTGAGAGACCTGAGTATTGTTCAGCCGGTTACAAGTGTCAACAACCTTTTGCAATTCTTTTTCAAGAAGCCCCAAACGGTAGGCGCCGAGCACCGTTTCCCTGCTGCAGTTGACCACTTGGTCACGCTGCGGCAACCCGGCGTGCTGCCTTAGCCATTTCTTGCACACGCTCTCTTCTGGGTTCTTCGTGTCGGCGTGGTCGCCGTGCCAGTGAGTGCCGTTCGCGACGGTACAGTCGTAGCCGAGCAGCAATACACACTCTGCGCCCAGTTCGAACGCTAGCTGAATAGCACGTAACCCAGAGTTAAATTCTCCGTACGCGGTATGCAGGTTCAACCCGTATTTGGCCGACGCCTGGCGGGTACACGTCCATCGTTTCGGGCCTTCAGGAACCGACGAATGGTTAGCATCCCACCAAGCCAGGTCGCCCGCGTAAAGGTGATCGCACCACGGAGCTAGCTGCCAAGAGTTGTTGACCGCGATCGTGGGTAATCCGGACGCACGGACCAGTTCGCAGTCGTGCGCATTGAGGCTTGGGCCGGACGCTAGGCAGACGAAGGTAGTTGACAACTTGTGATTCCTTGTAGATACTAGGCACACTTTCACACAACTGGAGTTATGGCATGCGCAAAGACATTTGGGAAGCGGACACCTTCGACGGAATCATTTGCGTTCGGTGCACGTTTTGGCACCGTCAGCAAAAAGGCGGGTGCATGCAAGCGATATCGACCGAGATGTGGCGAGACCTTAGCGACCGCGAAGGGTTTCTGAAACATCTGATTAAGGTCATGCAATTCGATAAAGCTGATCTTATCGAGAGCCTTTAGCCCTCATTCGTCCCAGTGGAAACCGGAGCGCTCACGTAATCCCGACCGCTTTCAGGGTCAGGCAGCCAGGCGTGGACGTTGTAAATATCACCGTTGTGCAAAATGCGTTGCCGCGCTTTGAGGCCGGGGCGAGCACGAATCACGATGCGCCCGATAATCTCCGACTGAATCGCCGCTGCGGCCAAGAATTCCCGACCGCTGGACGGCACAATGCGCGCGGGGACGTTGGCGAACGTCGTTTGCCAATCCTCGGTAAAACCGCCCGTTTCGGGATCGCGGATAGCCACCCAATCTTGGATATCGATACGGTGGCGGTACTGGCCGGCGCGGCTCATCAGCGTAGCGCCGGATCGCGGAGCGGATACAGCAGAGCTGTAACCGGTTTTGGAAGAAAGCCCATCTGGTACGCTTCTCCTGCGTTCTCATCACGATCTTTGTACAGGAAGCCTAGTTGTAGCAACGTGGCGGCTTGGACAGCATAGCGCACGATCTTGTCGCCGTTGCTGTCAACGGCATAGATCGGATCTCCCGAGCTGTCCAGGATCGGATCGTCGTTACTGTCGCGCTCAACCTCGTAAGGCGAAGCGCTCTTTAGGTAGTTCTTCACTGCCTCCGAAGCGGCGCCGATGTACGCCTCGATCAAAGGGTCGTCGAGGTCGTGGTCCATGTTCAGGTGCTGCTTAGCGCGTGCCAGCGTGACGTACATCATGGCAGCTTAACCCCTTTCGAAGCATCGAACGTGCTCGCGCTATCACGCAGGTCTTTACCTGGGCGCCCGGCTTTGACGACCAGGGTCCAGGCATCGCTAGTGCCGGGCTTGTCGGTGTTCTCCGATTTGGTCGAAGTCCACTGGCTGCCAGCCCAGGTCACGTTGTCGTGAGCGTCGTAGGCTTTCCCTTCCTGATGGACGCCACGGTAAACCTGAATAGGCAGCGCGAACTTCTGCACGACTTCCGCACCACTCGATTTGGCCATGGTTACGGAGAACTCGCGATCGCTGTTCTGCACGACGTTTACCGCCGCTACGCCGTCCACGATGCATTCCCAGCCTCGCATCCCGTGCGTGCGCTCGTAGGACTTCCAAAGGCCGCCGTTGTGCGCTGCGTAAGTACCTCGTGGGTACTGCTTACTTTCGTCGATCGCCGGCAAGATTTCCAAGTCGATCGCGTCTCTCCCGTGCTCCGGCTCTGGAATAACTGGAATGGGGATCAGAGCCGCAGCAGCACGCGCGATCGCTTCTACGTCCACCTTTTCGACTTCCGGCAACTTCACCAAGGCCGCGACGGCTTCTAGGTCTACCGGTTCGGCGTCTTTGCCATCCTTAACTTCGGGCAGTACGACAAGAGCCGCGGCGACTTTTGCCAGGGCTTCAAGGTCCACCGGATCGGCGTCTTTGCCGTCCTTGACTTCGGGAAGCTGGACGAGGGCTGCTATAGCTGCAAGATCCGGTTCTACAGGAGCCGGCAGTTCGTCCAAGCGCTTGGTCAGGTCAGCAATCCGGTCGTCGCGCTGCGCAATCTGCTCTTTCAGAGGCTCGACAGCCTTCTTCACCGCAGCGGCGATTACCGGGGCCAGGAATTCGGCTTGCGCTTCAAGTTCACGCAGGTTCATTGGCGAGCCTCTTTTCGATCAACAGCGCAAGCATTTTGGCGCTGTCTTGGATTTGTTCGTCGGTTGGTTCGATTGGCGTTTCGACAGCTGGAGCAGAAGAACTGCCGGTGGCAAATGGGTCCGCCTGCGCGTCGCGCCGCGAAAGAGCCTGTATGCTGTAGTTCTGCTGCTGCAGATAGATGGTATCGCCACCTTCTACAGGTTCTTGGCCGAGCTTACGCAAAGCGAAATTCGGTGTCATCACACCACCGCCGACCCCCGCAGCCAAGGTTTCCACCAATGCGCCCATGTCCATGCGCAGCAAACCGTCAAGGTCAAGTTCTACCCCGTAAGTGGTCGGCAGACTCAAACCGTCGTCGATGCATGCTTCGTACTCTTCGATCAGGCTTTGCAGACAGTCTGAGTAGTACTTCTGGTTCTCTTGTGCCGCGGTAGTCCCCGTCGGCGAGGTCGTGATGCCAACCTTCGACGGCGGTACGTGAAACGCCGTGCAGATCATTTCCGCGGTGAGTTTGAACTGCTCGATCAATTGCGAGTCAGTCGCGCTCATGCGCATTTGTTCAAACTTCAAACCGTCACCGACCACGGCCACTTTGCCCGCATTATTACCGGTGTAGTTCGCATCCCAATGTGCTTTGAGGCGTGCCGCGGTATCGTCGGAGATCGCACCGGGAGCAGTTAGAATGCCTCCTGGGCGAGCACCGTTCTCGAAGAAGGTACTCGAATCGTTCTGCATCTTCAGCGATTGGCAGGCTGCCAAGGCGCAAGCGTAAAGAGGCGACACCCCGACCAGGGGGTGGAACAGGCAATTCATCCGGTCATGGATGATCTCAGACGCTGGCACCGTTACGCCATCCCCAACGCGGTTAAGATCATCGTTGCTCAGCTGGTAGTAGACCGATCCATCTGGAGTGATGAGCGGTAGCACGCGGCAAGGATCGAGTAGGTAGATATCAGTTACGACGCCTCGGGCATCCCGGCGTTTCAGCCCGTAGGCATTGCCATTGGTTAGCTTCGAGGTCTGCCACCATTGCTTGAACTGGATATGGTTCTGGTAGCCGTTAGGCTTGCGCAGCACAGGGCTAAAAGCAGGGCTTGAAGTCTCCTTCCAGATCCCGTTAGCGTCCAATTCCATGAGTCGTTGGCGCAGCTTGCCGATGTCGTTCGCGATCAGGGTAACGCAGGCGTATACCGCGTAGTGGGCGAGAACCGTTGGGCATTCCCACGAATCGTTCTTCTGCCACGCGCCGGAATAGGGTTCGCGGATGATAGGCCACCATCCGCCGATGCCTGTGCCGGGAGGCGTCATTGGCGCGCGCTTGAAGCTCAGGGACAGTTCTCGGCCGAAAATCCGCATTACACGAGATCCTTAGCTTTGATAGCGGCTTCAACGTCCGACTTATTGATCCGACCGTCTTTCCCCGTACCTTGGACAGTCTTGATGTCGACGCCATTTTCTTCGGCGAACTTGGCTACGTTGTCGGAAACCAGAATTCCAGTTTGGCTAGGCACCAACATGCGAGTTTTGTAATCGCCTTCTTCAACGGCATAGCTACCGTGACCTAGCTTGCGAAGGGTCTCGGCGTATCGGCGAGCCATCAAGACTTTTTTGCCGCCTTTGCCATAGGTGAATTCAACTTTGCTCATGGGCAGGCCCTCGAATTTTCCGCAGTGTATCACTACCGCTCGATAACCACTATCTGCGCCGCAGAACCCGAAACCGGAACTACCGCGCCCAGTAGAACCTCTAGACCAAGGAGGGTTACGACGTTTCGCTGGTTAAGTACAGCTGTAAAGCCGGTAGTAGTGCTCGACGTAAGCGTCCAAACTTGGTTTGCCAGGGGCGGCGGAGGAGTCTGCACATTCGGGACCGCAGCGAAGGCCGAAGAATAAGTTACCGTAACCTGGCCTGAAGCATTCGTGGTGCCTGTATAGGTCTCGATACGCTTGGCGATCGGCAACGTCGCGAGTGAGCCGTCCCCGCGGATGTACTGCGCCGTAGTCCCGGTTGGATTGTTGAACTTGGTGGCGAGCTGCGTGGTAGTCGCCGCGTCAGTAAGGCCGTAACCGGCTACGGTAGTCGGCGTAGAAGTGATTGTCGACCAGGGTTGCGTATGCGCGGAAGGCGTGAAAGTAGACGGCTTGTTAAGGATCTGCGAAACGCCGGATACCGAGTTCCAATCGCTATTAACCTGCGCTGCTGGAATACTTGGGAACGTGGCTACCGTGCCGTCACCGCGAAGATATTGCGCCGTAGTTCCTGTGGGGGTAGCAAACTTAGAATCAAGCGCAGACTGCAGTCCGGTTGTCTGGCTAATCGCCAAGCTTGGGATTCTCGCTACGGTCAGGGTGCCGCTTACGATATCCGCAGCCGCATGAGTATGCGCTGTCGGAGCAAAGGTCAGGGGAACGCCAGTGAGGTCACTGTACGACCCGCTGAACAGCGTTGGTTTGCCTGTCAAATCGGCGTATGCGCCACTGAATAGTGTCGGCTTGTTCAGGATCTGTGTTACCCCTGAGGCCGAAGCCCAATCCGCGTTCACCTGTGCAGCAGGAATCGTGGGTCTACCCGTCAGGTCAGCATAAGCGCCCGAAGTCGCAACGGAGGCCAGGATCGGCTTGTTCAGGATCTGCGACGTACCGGAAGTCGATAGCCAGTTGGCTTGCTCAACCCCGGTAAGCGTGGAACCGGTCAGGCTCAAACCGCCGGCGGTCGTTACCCAGTTCGGCAGCATTGTAGATGTGTTGTAGATAAGCAGCCCGTTAGTCGGCGGGCTCACCATCAGACGGGTAATCCACCCGTTGTTGGTCAAGTTCCGCTGCTCTACGGCCACGTCCGACGCCGCGCCGTGCGCTAGGCCGGCGAGCAGCATCAGAGTAGCTAAAATGAAATTCTTCATGCTGTAGTTCTCACCCATTCGTCGGTGCCGATGTTTTGCAGCGCGTGCGCATCGCCCATGAACAATTCTGTTGGTGGATTATTCACGATGCTGGGAGGCATGAAAGTAACCGAAGATACTTCAATCATGGAAACCAGACGAGTGATCTGCCCTTCTCGTTGAAACTCCCCGGTAGGCAACTGGATGATTAGCGTATCCAGAGGCCCAGCCCCTTCGATCACCACAATTCCGTTTTGGCGATTCTGCAGAACGGTCAAAGTAGATCCGTCTGTAGGCGATACCCTTTGGACAAAAGACGCAGCGTTCTCGCCCGCTTGCGCAGTCGTTGCAATCCGCTTTAGAACATCATTCGTTAGCGCTCGGCTCGGTACACCGCTAGGTGGAACCGCTGCATCGATTTCAGCGGGTGTAGGATTTGCCATGGCTCAGCTCCATTCCGTAGGACCGTCCCACGGGGTCATGCTGTCCCAAAGGATCAGATCATCTCCGCAGGTTCCATTGATCCAGCATATCTCAACTGCTGGCTTAATCCACGTCATCATAGTGGCGTCCTTCCTTAAAAGAAAAGGGCCCGAAGGCCCTTCTCATGTGCTGCCGTACTACTTACTGACCCCAGTTAACACCGGTCAGGTAAGCGACACCGCTTGCGCGACGACGCGCCCAGTTGATGTAGCGCTCTGCCAGGAATGCGGTGCTGTTGGTCTGGAACATCGAGACCATCGAGGTTGGCGTGCCGGTGGCGCTATTGTTGGTCGGGTTGTCCAACATTTGCAGGCTCGCTTCGCGCGACGAGTCGATGGTTACTTGGCCGTCATCCGCCAGCCAGATATCCGACGCGTTCACCAGAACCACGATGCCGCCTGCCGAGGAAACTGGCAAGTAGTCCGAGACTACGACCGGAACACCCATGAAGGTGCCGCCGTTCATGGTCAGGCCAGGGAACTCGGACTGACCGAGAGGGTTCTGCATCAGGCTCAGCGCCAGAGCGGTGCTGGAGTCCATGATGTAGACAGCATTGCGTGGGGCGTTGCGCGCGGCGATGAACGGTGCCCACAGGGCCTGGATGTCGGCACGGACATCATCAGCAGTGCTGCCGCTGGAAGGAATCGCGGTAGCGCCGTTGGTGATGGAAGCCGGCGAGACGTTGGCAACAGCGGTCTTGGCCGGATCGATGAAGTCGATGTCAGCGCGCTCGATTACCGCAGCAGCCAGGCCGTCACGGACGAGACGTTCGGCGGAAGGGTTGCTGAAGCGGATCAGCTCGTTGGTCAGAACCGCGATAGTGGCGATCTTGTTCCAGCGAAGCTCGGTGGCGGTGAAGTCGAACGAGGTCAGAGGCTTCGGCGCGCCTTCACCTACCCAGTAAGCCTGGCCGCCGGTGGTCTGGCCTGCGATGCGCACGTTGAACGGAATGCGGTTCAGCGAAGGCACGCCGTTGTTGCCGAACTGGCCGAGGATGGTACGAGGACGCAGGAACTCGACGAAATCGCCGGCGAAGTTCTGGTAGTCGACCAGTGGGGCAGCCCAGGTGGTGTCCAGGGTGGTGCCGGCTTCGACGGTGGCTTTCATCAGACCTTGCATCTTCTGGCCGCGGGCTTCCAGCTCCAGCGACTTGACGATGCTTTCGTGCTGCGGGTAGTGCGATTTCGCCAGTTCGGCTGCCATGGCCGGGTTGCCCTGCGAGGCCATTTTGCACATGGCGTAACGGGCGAACAGGATGCCGGGTTCCAGCTTCTCGGTGTTCTTGGCGATGGCCGGAACGCGTTCGCGTTGACGCGAAATGTCCGGTACTGGTTGGGCTTTGGCAACGTTCAGCGCTTCCATGGCTTCGAGGTCTTTGATCTCACGATCAATGGCCTTGATCTGGTCGGCAGCGGTGTCGAACTCTTCTTGCTCGGCGGCGTCTTTGGAACGGCCTTCGTCCATTGCTTTTTGCTGGATGGATTCCATCGCGGCGACTTGCTGAGCGCGAGTCTCCTTGAACGACTTGATTTGGTCGAGGTAGTTCATGTCTGGGCCCTCCTGGGGCTTCGGAACGGGTTTGGGTGATTTTACTGCAGTTGCCGAAGCGCCGGCGGGTTTGGCCAAGCGCACAACAGGGGTTTCCTTTTTGCCGGACGCGGCAGGCAAACCCACATCGAAGCTCTTGACCGTTTGGATAACTGCGGAAGCGTTGGCCGGGATAGTTACCGCGCTCAACTCATAGACTTCCGTCGATTTGTAGCGAATACCATAAGTGCCTTTGATTGGCTCCGAGTCCAAGCTACGGAAACCGATCGACACAGCGCGAACGAGCCCGGCTTTAATCGACTGCCAAGCCTCTTCGATCCGATCCTTCAGCTTACCTTCTTCCTCAATGCGCGGAAGGGTAGCGGTAAACGGTACACCCTTCGCTGTTGGCTTGCCGAACTCTACTAGGCCGATGGGCTTGTCGTGCTCGTGCTGCCAAAGCAAAGGCAATGGGTTTTTGTACTGCACGCCCAGGGGTTCCACAACGTCGCCTACGCGATCAACCTGGGGCGTAGTCGCCCAGCCTGTGATGGTGCGTTCGTCTTCGTTGACCGCCTTGGTTTCTAGGAAGCTATACGCTCTGTTCATGTGCAGCTCCGGTAAATTAAGCGCATTCAAGCACATCGCTAGCCAAATGTGAATATCTGGTATTTCTTATGGGCTGCAGCCGGGTTCAAGGACATCAAGCTAACGGCGTTGAATAGGGCCATAACCGGGTCAATCTTTGCGCTACCGGATGCCTGCTTAGTTACGAGGATAGAGTTGGCCCTAGGCTCAATTCGGCAGTTTGACACCGCCCAAATCATAAGCGGCTGTTTAGCGTGCCGCAGTTGCCCGCCAGCCAATCGGCGTTCTGCGGTCTTAATGGCTCCGCCCAGCTTCCACCCCTGGCTGATACCGACGATCTTGTCCTCTGGAATGCCGCGGTTAATCAGCTCATCGAAGATCGCACCGATACCGACGGGGTCAACGCCAATTTTGTCGAGCAGGCCCCACTCATAAACCTGCTCAACCAGGTCGCAAAGCTCGGTCACGTCATCTCCGATCCGTTTAACTATCCCCAAGTCTCCCTGCTGCGCGAAGTCTTCCATCTTCGACTTCTCGGCCAGGTTTCGCTTCAGTGCGGACGGGTGCGCCCAAGCGCGGGACCACGATACCCAAACATCGGTGTCGATAAGTCGGCCCAAAACGTTCAAACCCAGCAAGTCGTCCAGGCCGCCGCCGTCGATACCGACGCAGATTACTTCGCACTTATCGCGGAACTGTTCGAAGGTCAGAGTCTCGTCGGTCTGTTCAAGCCAGAAGTCGGCGCCGGCCCACCGATCGGTGCGAAGCGCCAGCCCGACTTCGATATTCAAATACTTCGACAAGACGATCAGCATTTCTTCCGGGCCGACTGCCTCGGCTCGGCGAATCTCTCGCTCGATAAAAGCGATGCTCGCCGACTTACCCAAGTTGGGGTTTGTCATATGGAAGTTAGCCGGGTCCAGGTACAGCTTGTCTTTTACGTAGCTCTCGGGGAACTCGTAAAGGATGGGAAGGAAGTTCTTGTCGACGATCTCGCCGTCGCGCACTTTTCGAGCGTACATCAGTTTAGATGCGAAGACCCCTGCGGGTGGCTCGTCAGACTGAGTGGTTAGGTAGAGAACAAAACCCTCTGGTCGGGACGCGAGGCCGCCTGTTGCCTCAACCAGCATCTTAGCTGCGTGGGGGTTCTTACCGAAAAGGTGAATCTCATCGACCAGGACGACGGCGGCTTTCTTACCGCCTACGGTGTTCGTATCCGCGGCAACGACTTTCAGCGTAGCGCCTGTGCCGAGGTGCTTGATCGTGCGTATGTGGTCTTGCACCTGCATCATGGCGTCGAGTTGCGGATCTGCCTTTACCATGTCCCGCGCCGGTGCATAGGCGTTGTCGGCAACTTCCTTGGTTGGGGCCAGGATGATGAACTCCGCCGACTGCCGCCAGTTCAGCGTTAGCACTGTCAGCATGATTGACGCCGCTTCGGTTGACTTAGCATTTTTCTTGCTGATCAGAACGAACGCTTCGCGGATAAGCTGAATGCCGGTCTCAGGGTCATACGCCCCGAAAATAGCGTTCGCCACGTCCTCCGCCCACGTAGCGCCGATATCGCCTATCGTCTGTTCCCCATCGCCCACGTCAACAATTTTCAGGCGATGCCGGAATTCTCGCGCCTCGGCGGCGGACTCTGGGAAGAGGGGCGCGAAGGGGATAAGGCTTCGGCCTTCGATGATTCGGCTTTCCCAGTCTGGGCAAGAAGTGCAGTACGCGGGAGCGCCCATTAGTTAGGCACCGCTTTCAGTGGTGGCCGGCGGCTCCCGTAAGCGTTCCCCTGTTGCGCCGC